GTCCTAATCCAATAACAAAACGAAAGTATTATGATTTGATACAAAATATTCCGTTATTTATTCCTGATGTTGAAATGGGCGATAATTTTAGTGTTTTTCTTGATAAATATCCTGTTTCACCATATTTGTGTAGTCGTGATTCATTTATGAGATGGGTTCATTTTATTCATAACAAAGTAAATAATCTACTGGGAAAAGAGGAAATATCGTTGTATGAGAGTTTAGATAGATTTAATCGTGATAATGTGTGCGATATTCAAACACACGATTATTATTTTAATATTAGTAATAAAACGAAAAAACAACTTGTATTTGCGGGTTTAATATTTATTGGATTATGTATCATAGTTGTTCAAGAATAAAATATGTATCAAAAATGTATAATGCGAATTGAAATAATACTATTTGTGATTTCGTCATTCGTTATAGCGAATATTTACACAGATGGGAATATATTAAAAAAAGCGTTGTCATTCAAAAAATACTATCAGATGATGGGTGTAGCATTAGGAACATTATTCATTTATTATTTAGTAAAAAAGAATCCTCAAAAAACAAGAGAAATATTAATTGCATCAAATGACTATATAAAATATTTACCAATAGATAAAAGTGCTTCTGATATGATTTCACCCATCATAAATTTCACAACAAAAAACCATATTCCTCACAATGAAATTCATATAGATTCTGGCAATGTTGTATCTCAAAATGGTGGTGTTGTTAAAACAAAACGTTCAGTATCAGAAACAAAAAAGAAATTTGTAGCGTCGAGGCAAAATTGGAGATGTGGTGAATGTAAGGAACAACTAAAAGCATCATTTGAGGTAGATCATGTAGTGAGGTTAGAGCATGGTGGAAGCAATCATATAGATAATTTAGTAGCATTGTGTAGGGGGTGTCATGGGGATAAAACAACTATTGAAAATCTATAATGTAATTGTAATATAATATGAAAGAAGTCAATAAACCAATATTATTGATACTTACAATAATAATAGTAGGATTAACATTGCACTATTGTTCGAATGATTATACAGCATTGACAACCACAACATACCTATATTTATTTACGGCTGTAGTTCCGGTTTTATTCATATTTTTATTTGCGTTTAAGAAAGGAGGTTTATTCAGTGACACGTTTAATATTTTCATCGTTCCTGCATTACTATTTTTTGTGGTAGTTTACAGCACTCTGTTATTTATCTACAGTAAATTAGACAATAATTCATTGTTATTACTAAGTTACGTTTCAACTATTTTGTCATTTTGTATACTAATATTTGGTTTAGCCATAATTCATAAAGTTTTTATAACCAATATAATGAGGGTAGGAGGAACACCGAAATTTTTATTGTCATTCCTGTTTTTCATACCTTGTTTATTGAATGATTTTATTTTAAGTATAAAACAAGATTTCGTGACTGCCCCTTCATTAGCATATTTTCTAATTTTTATGGAGTTTATCTTTCTGGTTTTATATTTTATTATAAAATGGATATTAGATTCCAAAATGATAAATAATGAAGTAATGATACATAATGGTAAATTTTTTTTAGACACAAAAAAAGAAATCAATCTAGCAAATATCGTCGAATTGCGAGGACAGACAGAACGTAGCACCACGGATTTATTAGATTCAATATCTAAAACAAAACCATTGTCGTATGCATTATCATTATGGATACAAATAAACCAACCAGAGGTCTCTAATATCGAATTTCCTATATTATTATATGGCGATAATAATAATCCAAAACCAAAAATGACATATAATAGCGGTAAAAACGTTTTAAATGTTACTGTAAGCAACGGAACAAAAATGGATATTCCAATTGAAAACCAGAAATGGAATCATGTTGTTTTTAATTATAACGGCACTATTGTGGACATATTTTTAAATGGACTTTTATATAAAACAATGAATTTAACAAATAGTGTACCAGTCCATTATTTAAGTGACACAATATCAATAGGTCATAATGACTCTATTTTAAGTGGAGCTCTCGCAAATATAACTTATCATGTAGACCCCCTTAGTGCATACCAGATTTTAGCAAAATATAGATTTGGGATCAATACTATAAATTTGTAATATCTTATGTATGTATACAAAATGAAAACAATAGTGATAGTTCTTGGAATTTTAGTAATTTCATTGTTATATGTGTTATTGAAATATTACAGCGGGAATGGTTCAACGAAATTAGTGACTATGACATCTTTGAAAACAGGTAATTCTGCTATATCAGTTTCAAATCTTTCGTCTTCGACAAGATATGCTCTTGGTATATGGGTTTATGTAAATTCGTGGGATACAAATAAAATAAAAACAATTTATTCTATGCCTGGAAAGGTCGTTTTATATTTAGATTCGATGAGACCAGCGATGAATGTCGATTTTTATATGAAAGGAAATGTTAAACCTACCACAATTTGTATAACCGAAAATTTTCCACTACAAAAGTGGGTTTATGTAACAGTAAGTGTTGACAATAGTTTTGCTGATTTGTACATAGATGGAAAAATGATAAAATCGGCAAAATTAGATGGAATACAGAGTGATGCGACAGATGCGAATATATATCTTGGTGGAAATCCGGCAACATTCAACGATATAGTGGTTGCTAAGTTCTTGAAATGGGGAAGTCCTTTATCACTATCGGAAGTTTGGAATGAATATCTCAAAGGAAATGGAAGCAGTAATGCATTCTATAAAATGATGTCATCTTATGGTGTCAATATCAACGTGCTAAAAGACAATGTAAAAACAGGGACATATACTTTATTCTAATTCGTGTGTTGTCTAACATTGTATAATAATATAACATAATATTATACAATGACTGATTCTATAAAAAATAGTATCTCAAATAGCGTGTCTAATGGAATAAGCAGTATTTCAAATAATGTAGGAAGTATAAAAAATTCTATTGCTGATGCTGGAACTTCTGTATATAACAATGCTGTGAATACAATTTCTAATCCAATTCCTGATGGGTCGTTGGTGAATGCCAGTAATGAATATATTAGATCTAATAGTATAGTTGCTAAGTTTGCGTTTTTGATACTGGTTTTAATAGTGTTTATTTTTATATTGAATTTAGGAATAAACATAGTCGGGTATTTTATGAATCCGCCGAATAATCCATATATTGTAAAGGGAACATTAGACGGTAAAAACCCTCTTGTGATATCTCAAAACCCGAAAGACGCAAATTCAGTATCAATAATTCGTTCAAATAATGAAGACACGGGAATTGAGTTTACGTGGTCCATCTGGTTACTTCTAACAAACAATACATCAGATAAAAAATACAAGAATATTTTTAATAAGGGTGATTCCTATTATAATAATGACGCTGGAACGGGAATTTCACTTGTAAATAATGGTCCTGGTTTATACTTAAATTCGTTGACAAATAATCAAAATACATTACAAGTTATTATGGACACGGTAAATCCAAATGGTGGGCCATCGGAAGTTAATGTAGATGGAGTCCCCTTTAATAAATGGTTTCATGTCGCCATTCGTATCGAGAATAAGGTATTAGATGTTTATGTAAATGGAACAATAGCAAGTCGACATGTAATGAAATTTGTACCAAAACAGAATTACAATGATATTAATGTTTGCCAAAATGGAGGATTTGATGGACAATTATCAAATTTACAATATTTCAGTCATTCATTATCGGCTGTAGAAATAAACTCAATTGTTATAAGTGGTCCTGATCTAAAGTCGAGTAGATTAAATTCGGCAACAAACTCAATAATGCCATATTTCTTGTCTAATGCGTGGTACACATCTCAACAATAATAGATACACAATATAGTATAGGAGGTATGTCATTTACAAAAGGTAGAGATGTCTTATTGTTACAAGAAGCAGAACGTAAAGTATGTGAAAAGAATATGATTACAAGGAGAGAAAAAGCAAAATTAAATATCCCTTTGGATAGAATTACTCCTATTTCACCATATCCAATATATACGCGTTTCCAATTAGATATGAGACGCAAGGTGGAAATATTAAAACACGATAATAATGCAACAAATACAAAAACTAATAATTTGACAAAAAAACAACAATGGTCTATGTTGGTGAATGGTAATACTAAAAATGGTTCACAGGCATCAATTGTGGAAAGAGAATTATTAATAAAAAAAAATGGAATCCCGATTCCTTGTCCCCAAGACGAATTTCTACCAACTTTATCATCAGCAAGTGATGTCCCTGGAAAAGTTGTAGTTTTACAATACGACCCGTCAATTCCATTGTATAACTATGTGAGTAATGAAGCATTTGCACAAAATGATAGTAATTAGACGTTTGATTGTTGTGTATTCGGTGTAAACTGAATTCGTAGATAAATGTCAAATATTTTATTTGTATTTTATAACAAACAAAATATGAGTTCAGTATTCCGAATAATAGAAACTTTTTTCTTCATAAGTTTAGCAATAACGTTTCTACTTGTTCTATTACTTGTATTTCATTTCAAGATGAGATTATTGACGCTTGAGGAGAAACACGATACAACATTGGAAATAATAAATAATATTGTAGGTGAGTTGCAATACATAAAGAAGACGGGAATTAATGAACAAGAAATTAAGAAAGTTAATATTAAGGTTGAACCTATTTATGATTTAAATGAGTGTAATGAATATATTACAGAACTCGATAACAAGAGGGTTTTTGTATCGGAAGGAGAAGGAAGTGATGAAGAAAGTGACGAGGAAGATTCAGAGGATGAAAGTTCGGTTGATGAGAGTTATGACGAAGGTTCAGATGATAGTGATGAAGAAGAATCAGTCAAGAATACAGATGCGATTGAGATAAAAATTGTCAAACTCAATAGTGATGTAGAAGTGCCGACAACAGATGTTGTTGTAACAAAAGAAGGACACGATGAGTTGTCGGGAGATATTGATATTATTGTATCAAAAATAGAACATAGTCCAGATAATTACGAAGGCACAGATTATGATTCAGATGGAGATGTCGATATGATTGAAACAAAAATAGATGACGTTACAATACTTGATACTGAAGAATCAATAATTCCAGATATTTCTGAAGTAGATGTTTCTAATGAAGATATAGATGATATTGTGCTAGACAGTAACGTGGACGATTATCGAAAACTGAACGTCCAATCACTAAAAAGTATTGCTATATCAAAGGGATTATCAGCAGATCCTTCAAAAATGAAAAAGAAGGAACTTTTACATTTACTTGCATAACGAAGAAAAACAAAATAATAAAAATATTATGTAATTGTATCAATGGATTATTTTTTCTCATCGCCAACGATAAGTATACCAAGGTCGTCGTTAGGATACGGAGCGAATAATAAATATAGGGATTTTCCACCTTTAATGAGTGATGGACGGTCTATTGTTTCTAACTCACAAAATATTGCGATTTTGAATAAAAAATTCATAACAGATAATGGAATTACATCAAATTGGAAATATAGGCAATATATGATTAAGAACGCAAATACCATAATGGAGTATAACTATAGAGAGTCCTCGAATGATACAGGATATATGATTCCTAATAGCGTAACGAATAATTCAAATAAAGATAAATTGATACTTCCATACACATTTGATTCATTGAACGATAGTTCTAAGCCACACCAAATGTCAGATCTAAAAGAGTTTTATTTGAGTAGGGAACAATTGAACGCAAAGAAAGTTGTCCCTGTTTTATTCAAGAACTAATGTAATGGTTATGTATACAAATATGAAACTTTGCCCGTATAAAAATGTATTCGGGGCTCCGAGTAGTGGAGTTCATAGTTATAGATTATTTGATATAGCTGTGGTCGATGTAGTATTCACTATTTTAGCAGCTTACACGATTAGTATGTACACAAAATATACATTTTTATGGACTTCAATTTCATTATTTGCTCTTGGAATATTTTTTCATTACATCTTTTGTGTAGAAACAACGGTTGCGAAAATATTATCACGAATATTCAATTTCATAATAGTAATGCATAACAGTTTTCATAATCTCATGATAAGAATAAGTCAGTAAATAAATATAGAAATAAAGACACATAATTAACTAAATGACAGAACCAGTAAATGTTATGTCATTCGATGTAGGAATAAAGAATATGGCTTACTGTATCATTAGTGTAGATACAGAAATAAAAATCATAGATTGGCGTGTGATAGACATCTCTAAAAATGATGAATGTGAAGGAGAAAAGGTGATTGAAACTTGTAGTTGTAAAAATAAAACATCATTATGTAAAAAGAAGGCAAAGTATGTAAAAAATGGCATATTTTATTGTGAGAAACACGCGAAGGTTTCAACAGAATTTCTTGTGCCGGAAAAACGTCTGTCATCAACCAATTTGAAAAAAAATAATTTAACAGAATTAGAAAAAATCGCAGAAGAATTCTCTATACCTGATTTGTCAACAACACACGGTAAAAAAATAAATAGGAAGGATTTTTTAGAAAAATTAGATTTATTTTTCGATACAAAACTTTTAAAAAAAATAGAGGACGTAATTGCTGTAAAAACTCAACATATAAATTTGATAGAACTTGGTCGAAATATGACAAAAATATTGGATAGGTCAATGGGATTGAAAGATGTAACACATATTATAATAGAAAATCAAATTTCTACACTTGCAAATAGAATGAAAACGATACAAGGAATGTTGGCTCAATATTTTATAATGAGATTTGGGGATAAAATTCATATAGAATTTGTATCATCAGCTAATAAATTGAAATCTTTTCCAAAAGACAATAACGCAGAAAACGTGAATAATTATAAGAAGCATAAAACAGATGCTGTTTATTATACGAAGGAGATACTTAATAAAAATACATTGATAAATTGCTCGAATGAGGGGGGTTCTTGGAGTGATTCACTTGTATCAAAAAAGAAGGACGATTTATGTGATAGTTTTCTGCAGGGTATTTGGTATTTAAAAAAACTTGACAAAATAATTCTTGATGAGAACTATGAAATTAGTAAAAAATGATACAAATATATATTCGATTGATTCGTGAGTATAAAGAAATAAAGATATATATTTATCATAATATGCAAGAACTAAATGGATTTGATGATTTCGATAATGATGGCAATTCAAGAAAGACCGTTAATTTTGGGAGTGGTGTGGAATTTCTAATGAATGATAAAAAGAAATCACAATCGTCAAACATCAATATAGATTTAGGTGAGTTAGACCGTTTAGAAGATGAACTGAATGATCTAAATGACATTCCAAGTAGTAGAAGTTCAAATACAAAAAGTTCGAGTTTTTTCAATTTTGGTTCGACAAATGATGCGAATGATGCGAATGACGATATATCATTCGGTGATTCAAATTTAGGAAATGCAACAGCACATAGTGTAGGAAATGCATCAAACACATTTGATGGATTTTCGAAATTAGGAGATTCACCAACTGAAAATATGAGTAAATTGTCCGACCGTGAAAAGAGACGTAAAAAGAGAATGATGATAAAGAGGTTGGAAGAATGGGCGGATAAGGGATTGATAAAATCAACTCATTATACTCTTGAGTCGTCATTCGAAGAAATAGAAGATGAATATGAATGTGCTTTAGAAGATAAACGTAAAAAAGATAGTGTAAAGGTTCAGGGTTGGTGGTTTATGACTTTTGTAAACACTATAGAATATGCGAATGCAGCATTCGACCCTTTCGACTTGAATTTAGATGGTTGGGGGGAATCAGTCAATGAGGATTTAGACGCCTATGAAGAAATATTCTCTGAACTGTATGTAAAATATAAGGGTGGAAAGATGTCACCAGAATTGGCATTACTACTTCGTTTAGGGTTTTCAGCATCAGCAGTGAACTTTACAAATAAAGTATTGTCACAGGCGACACCAGGATTCAATGATGTGATAAAACAAAATCCTGACATAATGAAGATGTTTACGAAGGCAACAGTACAATCTATGAGTCAACAGAGTCCAGGGTTTAATTTTGCATCCCAGATGATGAGTAAAGATGATAATATGAATACGACTTATGGAAGTCCTCCACCTCCTGTAGAAACAAAACTACAACCGCCATCACAGCGTCCTCCTCTAAATAACATGCAATTTTCTCAAAGACCAGATATAAATGCTGGACGTGGTGGTTCTACAATGTTTCGTGAAGATGGTGTAGTGATGAATAGTTATGGGGATGTAAAACGTCCAGAAATGAAAGGTCCGCAAAATATGGATATAAATAAATTATTTTCTGGTTTAAAAACTCAAGATGTAGTCCAACCAACAATAGATGAGAATGATTCTATGATAAGTATTTCGTCGATGAAAGAATTGATGTCAAACAAACCCCCAAAGAAAAGTAGTCGTAGAAAGACGTCTGAGAAAAACACAATATCCCTTGACATCTAAAACGGTATAAACAATATTTGTATCAATAAAATATAAAATGTTTTTGATACAAATAGTCGACCTATATTATTCAATCAAAAATTTCGTATGTTCTACGTCATCATTCAAGTTTATACAATTTTTAATTTCATATTGTTATTATCAAAAGTCATTCGAACCAAATGGTGATTACAGTTCGGTGTCGTATTCCACATTAGGACTACATACACAAACCACAAAAGTATACAAAAATTTACATTTAACCTGTAAAATTGGCGGATACTATATCAGTAAACAAATCCCTGTAATTACGAATGAAGTCGAAATTCCTATATGCTTTACATCAATTTTATCTATTATATCGACTTGGTTATTTGATAAACCAGTTTTGATGGAATCATTTCAAGACAAGAGTGAAATTGTTATTCAAATGGACGTAATTGCTATAGATTATAGTTATTTTTTAAAAGAGTATGTTCCAGTAGATATAGTTGTATCAAATACGAGTTTTATAAGCATAGAATATACCCACCCAAAATTGGAAAAACCATTGAGTATCAAATTACCAAGAAGTTATTTTGTTGTAGGAAATGAAATTTTATCTGACATTTTTGTATGTAGATATTTGAGTTATGAATATGGAAAACACGTAATATTTGAAGATATGGATTATAAATTGAATATAATTGACAGTAATATCAAAATATTGTCAATTGGAAAAGATAAATATATAGAATTGACCGAAAATGGATACTCTGTGAAAGATAATGTAAAAAAAACTATAATGGTATAAAGATATATTGATAATAATAACATAGGATACAAATTAATCGTTTTTATTGAAAAAAAATGAATAGTTCTTCAGACGTTACAAATTTACCATCAAAATGGAGTTTATTTTATCATCTACCCCAAAATAAATGTTGGGAACTTGCGAGTTATATTAACGTATTTGATGATATCGACACATTAGAAAAACTAATTGCTGTTAATGAATACGTATCAGATAATATTGTGAAATATTGTATGTTATTTGTGATGAGAAAAGGTGTAACCCCAATGTGGGAAGACCAAAAAAATCGAAGTGGTGGTTGTTTTTCATACAAAGTTGTAAATAATATGGTTCATGATGTATGGAAAGAATTGATGTATTTACTATGCACAAGTAAATTGACATTAAATAGTAATGATATGTCAAAGATAAATGGAATAACAATTTCACCGAAACGTAATTTTTGTATCGTAAAAATTTGGTTGTCAGATTGTTCTATGCAAAATCCAAGTTCAATCGTTCCTCTTGAAAATTTAACAAAATTGGGTTGTCTCTTCAAGAAACATCAACCCGAATTTTGATTTTTGTTCTATCCATTTCATCACAATTAAAATCATCTTTCACAAGAATTAGAACTTACTACTTAATATTTTTGATAAACAACTTCGCACTGTCTATCAAAACAAATTTACGTTTGCCACAACTGATTGCTCATGGAACTTACAATGGATTTATAGATATGGGTGGGTTCGCTACTTGTACAGATTGCAAAGAAGAAAAATCCAATAGTAAATTCATATTTTACAAAAATAGAGTTAATCCAAAAACAAAATTATGTTTGTATGTGAATAAAAAATGTAGTGAATGTAGAAAACTATATTTGATACATAAAAAACAATCTACTGAAAACGTCAAGACATTAAATATAGTGCGTCCAATACCATCAATAGATTCTCCCTACAATTGTGATTGTTGTAATAAAGATATTATTACGACAAAGACGATACAATTAGACCATTGCCATAAGACGGGTTTATTTCGTGGTTGGTTGTGTAAAGAATGTAATATTAGTATGGGAAATTTGGGGGACGACATAAATGGAATAATGCGTGTAATAAAATATATGAATAAGACAGAAAAAATGGAATCAAGTGATATACATCAAATATTAGATGATATTTTATTAGGAGGTGAAATTTTGCGATAGTGGTGAAAGACATAATTTGATACTTCCTAACGATGCAACATCATAACTGCATATTAGAGGCATATCATTTGAAAGATAAATTTCCACAGTAGAACATAGGGGGGTACATTTAATAAATTGACTTAAACTTTTTAGAGAAAAAACCCCTTGAACCACACTTGACGGATCATTGGGACGTTGTGTAAAGTTCATAAATGTGTCAATTTCTGACCTGTATATCTTACAACTCGCAAAACTTCCTTCACAAGAAAATATCAAATCACTCCCTACAGATTTTATTTCGATGCGGTCTGATATAGAACTCAGATCTCGAATACTTTTTTGGAAATCAGAACTTGGTAAATTAATAATCGTATCATACACAACTGGTGGTATTTCTAATTCCTCAGAATCTGGTTCAATGAGACGTAGTTTTTGACTATAACATTGTCTTATATCTCCATTATCATATTGTAACCCCAGATGTGAAACCACACCATCATGATAATCCGTATTCTCAATATACATCGTTAATGTATCATCATTAGACATCGTAGAAATAACCTTAAATAAGTGTAACGCATTGGCACAAATGACAATCTTCTCTGGTTTACAAGAATATTCTTCGAATTTACTTGCGTGTAATAAAACATTCACAAGAATAGTATGAGTTTTATCGAAATTAATTATTCTTAATCCGTCCTTCTTAAATATAAGCGTTAAATCACCCAAAATATCTTTTGCTGAACTAAATAAATTTCTGATTGGTGATATTTGGACGGTTCTAATCAAGAGAACACAATTATCTTCGTTCATTTACATTCTTTGTTATTTTTTTTCTATATCATTTTTCATCTATTCGTTTTTTTCAGAACAATTTTTTTGTTTCCATTAATATCTGTTTTTAGATTACCAATCGGTTTTAAGTTATGCATATCACCTCTTGCTTCAGTTTCTTTTACTTCCTTACCATCGTAAATATCCTTAGTATTTTCGTCAAGAAAATATTCTATCTCACCAATTTTTAATGAAAGTAGTTCAAGTTCTTTATTATTAAAATTTTGTTTCAATTCTGTTATATTGTTTTTATCAGTTGTTATATCAGGAATAGATACAAAGTCATTATTAACGACACGACCAGTATTATAACATACATAACCACTACCGGACTTGTTATATAATTTACAATCCATCGCAGTACTTTTGACAGCGTTCAATAGTTTTTGATTTATAGTATCTTTCCGTTCTGCCATTTCAAATAATGATTCATCGGTTGTTACAATTTTTTCGGAATTTAATTTACTTTTATCAATTAAGTGCAGTTCTTTATAATCTTCGCTCTTCCTTTGTTTATCACTAAATGTTGTCACGTATATAAATACCTTTATCGTTTGGAGTTCGACTGGTAGTTCTTCGTGACTACAAATTCTTCTTGCTCTTCCAATTACCTGCTGGACTCTTACCATATGCCAATATGGTTCGACTATATGAACGTATCTGGTGTTCTTCAAATTTATACCTTCCGCACCACTTGACGTAATCATCAATACCTTGATAATATCTCCATACATGTTTTTAGTTTTTGGTGATTTTGCCATTAAACTCTTTGCAATTGTTGGCGGAACTAATTCCCACGAACCGTTGTAAATATTACGAACAATTTCCTTCTCTTCTGTTGATTCTGTCCCTGTGTAAAGAACGAATTTTGGTTTATTTACATCTCCAGGTTCTTCACTAATTACCCAATTGGTTTTGTCTTTTTTCAACTTGAATTCAGCATATCCGTTCATTTCAAGAACCATTTTCAATATACCTACACCCTCTATAGTTCTGAAGTTACTATACAAAAGATGAAGTCCAATATTTTTAGGGTCCATTATATTTTCCAATATTTTAGAGAATTTAGGACTGTAAGTTGATAACCCAGACGGACCTAAGTATTCAATGTTTCGTAATTCCTTCATAACTTCAATTATTTTATTTTCATATGGACTTTTTTCTGCGACTTCATTTGTAGGTTCATCTGTAGATTCATCTGCTACTGGTTTATCTGTAGGTTTATTTCTTTTCGCTTTACGCCTTGCTATACCATCAACACGGTTTTCATTTTGGTCTTCGTCATCATTATCTTCCATATCATCAAATTCCCCGTTAGCACGCATATTACCAACAACTCCCTCTTCATCAACCTCTTCATCAACCTTCGCATCACCCTTTTTTTTATCTACTTCTTTAACTACTATTTTATCAGGTCTTGGTCTTTCGAGTTTACCACCTGGAAAAGCAAAATTACAACACGCACGAGAAAATATTCTATATGTAGATGGTATTGTTAGTATATCATCGGAATTTTTCCCAGCATTTTTTGCTTCATTCTTTCGTTTATTTTTCTCGCTCTCGGCTTCTGCTTTACGGACTTTATCGTAAACACCAATTTGAAAATCACTCATTTCACATAAAACAAGATGATAAATCTTTTCAGATTCAGACATTTCATATCGTGGCAATAAATTTTCCTGCGCACTCCTGAAATATGAGGTCAACCCAAGAATTCGGCGTTTGAACACATTCTCATTTTTTAAGTCACCCTTTTGTGTGTCTATAAACTCTTTCATAAATGTTTCTGAAATATCTGGTAGACATTTATGGACCACAATAGTGTCTTTTACAGACGTAATACCATTAGTATTCAATACCCCCTTCACTCTTTTTACAAAATCAACATCAGTCATTTTGCTATTTGGATTAAATACAACACCGCTATAATCTGTGAATGCTCCCACGCCTCCACTTTGCGTTTCGTTGTCTGGATACTCCATTTGAGGTAATAACATATTGTCGTATCCATTTCTAACTACTTTTTTTGTCGTATTATTATTATGTGCTTTATTCGCACGTCTAGTACCACCTACTCTTACGTTTCTTACACGAACCGGTTCTTTTTTCGTATTTACAAATCCAAATGGATTTCTTGTTACAACCAATTTATTATTGCTGTATGACACAAAATCGTGATCTGCAAATCTATCCGCATCAAACATATCTAATATCTTATCACGGTTAATTTTGTTAGTTGTATTAATTTCTAAATCGAACTCCCAACTTTTAATAGCACCACGAATAATATTAAATAGAATACCAATTTCGTTTGGATAATTTATTATAGGTGTTCCAGTCAATAGGACAATACGAACATTCGATGCCTCCATAAGGAAATTATATAACTTACCGCTCATGGTTAGATTAAATTTTTCGAGTGAATCTTTACCTTTTCCTCCTACATTCTTGGGCAACTTATTAACAATTCTACTGACAAAGTTGTGTGCTTCATCAATAATTACGACAGAATTATCAAAAGGATTTTTTTCCTTTACCTTTTCATCTTTTTTCTTATCCTTTACCTTTTCATCTTTTTTCTTTTCATCTTTTTTCTTATCATCTTGTGTCAATTCATCTAAATGTTTTTGTTTGATTCCACCATTATAATTCAAATTAGTGTACTTAGTTTGAATCATTAAATTCAATTGTGCTTCAATCAGTTTTTGCTCTTTTTCCTTATATGTTGAGAAATTTGACGGTTTATCGCCGATTCCTTTCCAAATACCCTTCTTTTTCTTTACATAATCCATTGGGACGGATAGTTTTGTTGCCAATTCTTCTACCTCTTTCTCGTTTTCAGCAGTATTTTTAATAAATTCCCATTGTTGAAGTTTTTTGTAAAGTGGGTCACCACATTTTTTAAGTTCACTCACAAAATTCATTTGTAATGATGCGGGGGTCATAACAATCACACGATTATGCGATTTCATTCCTTCGGCTATAGCTATTGCTGTGCATGTCTTACCTGAACCAAGACCGTGATAAAGTAATAACCCACGATAAGGCGTATTAAGATTCAGGTAATCAAGCACGACTTTTTGATGAACTAATGTCTCGAATTTACCGCTCCCTTGATTCTTACACGATATAGCTCCCTCTTTACTTTCTATTTCTGCCGAATAATGATGAAGCATTTTACCGATGTTTTCTACGAAATGCTTTCTATTATTCATGTAATAACGTTGGTTATTCATAATAATGGGCGGTATTTCTTGTGGTTCTGCCCGTTTCTTTTGTTCTTCTTGTTTTGCCTGTTCTTCTTGTTCTGCCTGTTGTTCTTCAGTTTTAACTTGTTTTGCTCGTTTTTTCTTTTCAACGACAACAACCGTGGCAGGAACGTCAGCATTATTTAGTTCTAGTATGAGATTATCATTATTTATAATATCGTCATTTTTAAGTTGAGATATAAATAAAGCGTGACTACTGTGGTCTAAATTGAATTGCACACCTGCTTCATTATTGCTATTATCAAAACTGACTTTTACACCATTAATTTGTTTAATATCTGGTTGTTTTTTCTCTTTTAATTCATTTAAGAAGTCAAGATAAGACGACATATCTATAAGATATATAATATTAAGATTTATAAATTGTCCATATTAACCATTGACGCCAATTGTTCGGCCTTCTTTTTAATTTTATGTTTTCCCTCCCCTAAAAATATTAAAACTCTACCATTCATAGACATATACTCGTGTATGCTTTGAAAAGATGTGAATTCGGTCAAAGGAATAGAGTTTGAATGCGATAAACTATGGATAGATTGTCCTAAACATAAATACACCCCCATATGATATCCCGTTGAACTGTTATAAGGTTGAATCTCCATATAATCGGGTGTAACCTTAAATTCTTTTTGCAATTTAACCTGTAAAATATTTTTGTAATTGTCGTCATTACAAATTAATTCTATCCAATCGACGTGCTTTTCGAAAACTTGCTCGATAAAAATTTGGACTACCTGAAAACCTGGTCCTGTTAGAAATAAATTTACAAATAAGTCGTCTTCGTCTGATATACTGGTTTTATTAAAATCTAAAAATAACGCCCCGATAAATGACTCAAATAAACAACCCAATTTTTTTAAATTGGTTCTCGTCTGTTTTTCTTCGGTTTGTTTAGAGAGAACAATCCATTTATGTAAACCCATTTCATAAGCAATTCTACCAATAGATTCGTTTTTGACTAATGCGATTTTTTTTTCTGTCATAAATCCCTCATTCTCTTTAGGAAACCTTCGGTAAAGATAATATTTAGTTATACATTCTAATATTCCATCACCGATAAATTCCAATCTTTCATTTGATTTTCCGTATAAAGGTAAACAATCAGGAGGTTTAGAAACAATCGTAACGTTATTTTGCAAATTTTCGGTTTCTGTATGTTTGACATAAGACCTATGAACGAAAGCACGTCTGTATAGGTTAAAATTATTGATGGGTAAATTAATACCATAATTGTTTAGGATAGATTTGATTTCATTTTCTGTGATTTCTTTATTGATAGGATTGAACGGGTCAAACACGTATGTTTCAACACCATTAACACCTTTTTCAACGTGAATATCATCATCAATACTGTTAGTAAATCTTCTGTTTCTTTGGTTCATAATGGTAATTATAGGAATTATTATTATAATATATATACTATTCTTTTATCTTTAGATTGTTTTTATATGTATATAATATATTATACAAAATGGTTTTAAGTAACACTAAAAGAACGTCGTCTATTTCAAGTATTACCAATCGTTTTCAAGGAGGAGGGTCTGCCAAAGCAGGACTAACGCCACAGGTAGGCGTCACAAATTGGGTGGGTAATTCATACAAGACCGGAACATTTATGAACCTGGGTGCTTTACAAACAAATATTCCAATAAACACAAAAGAACCAACACCAAAATAAATGGTATAGAGATATTTTCATTATCAATAATAATGAAAATAATTATTGATGAACGTGAAATCGCTTTATATGAGAGAATGATGTCTTTGGACACAGGTCTATCAATAGTCAAACAAGTTTTACAAATTGGTGATGCTATTATACAAAATAATGATGTAGATTTATGTGTCATTGAGAGAAAAACACTTCAGGATTTACTGTCTAGTATCAAAGACGGACGGTACGAAGAACAAAGTCATCGTCTAATACACACAAGCGGATTATCACCACATAATATTATCTATATTATTGAAGGTAATATGACTACATTACAAACTGATAAAGATAAGCAATTGATTTATTCGTCTATAACATCATTGAATTATTACAAGGGATTTAGCGTCTTACGCACAACAGGTGTAAATGATACTGCCGACATGATTATTGGAATGACAAGAAAAATAGAAAAAAATAATGCTAAAGGAGTTTTACCGCACACTAATTGTGAACAAATAACACCTTACGCTAATGTTGTGAAAAAAACTAAAAAGGATAATATTACGACAGAAAATATTAGTCAAATAATGCTATGTCAAATTCCCGGTGTCAGTACTGTAACAAGCACCGCAATATTTGCCAAGTTTGGAACAATTAAGAATCTTATCACGTCTATTTCGGAGAATCCTGACTGTATGAATGATTTATCTTATGTTCAGTCAGGAAAAAGTCGTAAAGTTAATTCGACAGCAATAAAAAAAATTAAAGATTTCCTAACGGAATAACTTTCGGTGGAAAATTCCGCATAACGTAATTTTTCTCATATTTACCATTTAGAATAGCATCTTCTGTCTTTTTGATTCCAGACCATTCGGAGTCCATCGCATTATTACTTGTGTTGTCATTATTTTCAATTTTAGTTGAATCATGAACTTGATCGATCATTGTGTACCGTCCGACATTTAGTCCATGTGCGTCGAATCCTGTGTATCCGTTTTCATTAAATTTTAAAACATCGTCTTTAATTATAGCATCGTTCATGCCTTCGGTTTTTTTACCAACCAATGGCATTGAAACCAATCCTAATTCTACATTAAAAGGATTTGAATAAATTTTGTACACATCTTTTCCTTGTGTATCATTTTCTTCTTGAATATAAAGTATAGGACAACTCATTCCATCTTTTTCTTGTTTATCGTGATACTGTTTATATTCTTCTAAATTGTTGAAAAATAACGGTTTTACATTTGGATTTTTTGTGTTTAATAAGGACAACTTATTTCCACTTCTAAGTAGAATATTGGGGCATTTAATGGTTGAATCAAGTTCTGTTTTAACCACACCATTATTAAGAACAACAATGAATCCCGACAAAAAAATGAGTATCAATAATAGCACAACGATATTTTCTACAGACATCTTCATATACAAGTATGATATATAATTTATACTTGTATTGTATACAATGGTAAAAATAAGAAAGACAAATAAGAGGAATAAAATGTCGAAACGGAAGACGATGAGAAAGAGGAGGACAACGCGTTCTAATCGCAAATATAAGGGAGGAGATAATAAAGTGATAATAATAATGATGTGGATGGAAGGTTGTGGTCATTGTATCGTTCTAAAAGACACGTGGTTGTCACTAAAGAATGAATTGAAAGATGTTGTGACATTTATTGATATGGAAGCGAGAAATCTCGACCAAGAATTATTGAATAAATACAAGATAGAAAGTCCACGTGGATTCCCTACATTGGTGAAAGTTAAAAATGGAATTGTCTGTTCCGAACCTCCAAGTCGAGACATCAACGAATTGAGAAAATGGATTAAATCATAATTTAATTGCGGGTCGAATAAAAATTGATTTAAGAATATATAAATATCATATCTATCTACACTACACTACACTACAAAGATGAAAAGAACCATTACTGGCAAATCATTCAAGTTAATAGATTTTCGTGCTTTCGATCAGAAACCTATCAAAGATGATGACGAAAGTTCAAGTGACGAAGATGAGAAAAAGGTCGTGAATATTGACGAATCCAAATTCACCATCCAGATGTTTGGAGTGAACGAATCGGGTGAAACTTGTTCCATAACTACAGAACACTACAATCCATTCTTTTATGTGAAATGTGGTGATAATTGGAATCAATCCCACGCAGATATATTTCTTGTAGAGATACAATCGAAGGTTGGAAACTACTACAAGAAATCTATAATTAAAGCTGAAATGGTTCAATATAATAAATTATACGGTTTTACTGCTGGTAAAAAAAGTAAATTTATTAAAGTTACGTTTAAAAGCGTAGCGGTTATGAACAAAGTCAAAAATTTTTGGTTCGACAACAGTGGTATTGGGGAACGTAAAATGATACGATATACATCACAACGGTATAATATGGAATTATACGAAAGTAATTTACCGCCTCTATTAAGGTGTTTCCATATCTATAATATCAGTCCATCTGGTTGGATTCTTGTTAGAACTGACACCGCCACAAAAATTCCAGAACACAAAAAAACTACAACCTGTAAATACGAGTATATCTGTAATATCAATCAAATAATCCCACAACCTAACAAGGAAACCATTGTTCCTTATAAAATTTGTAGTTTTGATATTGAGGCAAGTAGTAGTCACGGGGATTTTCCATTACCAATAAAAACTTATAAAAGATTAGCAGCAAATTTAATTGATGTGTATTACAAACAAAAACGCCATATATCAAACAACAAAGAACAATCATTACTTCTTGTTGAAAAAATTATTTATACGGCATTTGGATTTAATAATTGTCAAGATATTGATATTGTCTATCCAAAAGACAAATCCATCACACAGCCGAAAGTAAAATTATTGATAAAAAGATTATTAGCATATAATATTTATGACGATGATTCGGGAAAGGACATATCGATATTATTGACTATTGAGTCGATGTTCTCTAAAAATGACGATAATGATGACAAAATGAATAATAATGAAAACGATGATAATGATATTGAAAATGATTGTGAGGAAAAACCAGTAAAATATACACGGAAAAAGAACGTTGATGTAAATGAGAGAACCATTATAGATTTACTCAATTCTTATGATGGAAAAGAACGAGATGACAAAGTGAATAAACTCAATGAAATCCTCACTACTGTATTACCGCCATTGGAAGGAGATAAGGTCACATTTATAGGTTCGACATTCATAAATTTTGGAGAGACAGAACCATATCTCAATCATTGTTTGGTTCTTGGTACTTGTGATGACGTGCCGGATGTTGTAATAAAAACAGTAAATACGGAGGCAGAGTTATTGACTAACTGGGTAGATTTAATAATAAAAGAAGACCCTGACATTATGATAGGTTACAATATTTTCGGGTTCGATTATGAATTTATGTTTCGTCGTTCACAAGAAACATTATGTGAACGCAAGTTCTTGTCATTGTCACGAAATATTGGAGAAATATGTGCGAAGACAGATAAAAATGGAGTAATATCATTAGAAAACACTAAAATCGTAATTGCTACTGGTGAATATGACCTTCGGTATCCTAAAATGACTGGGAGATTGCAAATCGATATGTACACATATTTTCGTAGAGATTTTAATTTATCGTCATATAAATTAGATGATGTTGTAGGAGAATACATCAGCGACGACGTCAAGAAAATCGTTCATTCGACATTAAATGACAGTCCAATAACACAATTATTTACAAGCAATGTTAAAGGACTGCATATAAATGATTATATTCATATTGAAATAACCGGTTTTACGACTGATTACTTCGATAATGGACGTAAATTCAAGGTTATAGATATTATAAAAGGTGGTGAGAATGATTGTAATATAATTTGTGTTGAAAGAAAAGAAGAATTGTCTGAAATTAGTAAAAAAATTAAATGGTGTATCGCAAAAGATGATGTTTCACCGCAAGACATTTTCCGTTTAACTGATGGTTCATCTCAAGATAGAGCCATCGTCGCAAAATATTGTATTCAGGATTGTAACCTTGTTCATCAATTATTTAATAAAATTGATGTAATAACAGGTTATGTAGAAATGGCAAAAATATGCAGTGTTCCAATAAGTTTTCTGGTTTTCCGTGGTCAAGGTATAAAATTGACGAGTTATGTTGCTAAGAAATGTCGTGAGAAAAAGACGTTGATGCCCGACCTTCAAAAATCATATGACCCTGATGGTTATGAAGGTGCAATTGTTCTCCCTCCAAAATGTGCTATGTATATGGATAATCCTGTGGCGTGTGTTGATTACGCTTCATTGTATCCATCATCTATGATAAGTCAAAATTATTCTCATGACTCAAAAGTGTGGTCTAAAGAGTATGATTTGGTTGGTAATTTGGTTAAAGAAACCGGCGAAAAAAATTCAACAAAAGACGCATTTATATACGATAATTTAGAAGACAATGGATACAAATATATCGATATACATTTCGATACTTACAAATATTTACGGGACGAAAAAAAACCAACCAGTAAAGCGGTTAAAACAAAAGTTGGATACAAAGTGTGTAGATGGGCTCAATTACCAAACAATGAGAAATCTATTATGCCATCTATTCTTGAAGAACTTCTTAAAGCACGTGCTGACACAAGATCACTCATGAAAACTATTCAAGACCCATTTATGAAAAATATTCTCGATAAACGTCAATTAGGATACAAAGTTACAGCAAACTCATTATACGGACAATGTGGGGCAAAAACATCAACATTTTATGAACAAGATGTAGCAGCTTCAACAACCGCAACGGGAAGAATGATGATCACTTACGCACAAAAAATTATCGAAGATGTCTATGGAAATTTGGAATATGAGACCAAAAATCACGGGACTGTTCTTTGTAACGCAGAATATGTCTATGGTGACACTGATTCAGTATTCTTTACATTCAACCTAAAAGATGCTGTTACAAAAACTGACATTCGTGGTAAAAAAGCATTGGAAATAACTATTGAGATTGCAAAAGATACAGCAAAATTATGCACTCAATTCTTGAAACCACCTATGGAACTTACATACGAAAAAACCCTGATGCAATTCATCTTACTATCGAAGAAAAGGTATGTAGGTATTCTTTATGAAGATAATCCAGATAAAGGGAAATTAAAATATATGGGACTTTCTATCAAACGTCGTGATTCTTGTGATTACCTCAAAGACACTTATGGTAATATATTGAATACACTTATGGACGAAAAGATGGGAAGTGCCGAAAATATTAAATTGGCAATATCTTATTTGGATAAATCATTACGCAATCTAATTGATGGTGTTGTGCCAATGGATAAATTATCAATTACAAAAGCATTAAGAGGATACTATAAAAATCCACAACAAATAGCCCATAATGTCCTGGCTGAAAGAATTGGAACTCGAGACCCCGGAAATAAACCCAAAAGTGGAGAAAGAATGAAATTTGTTCATATTGTAACGAAGAAAAAAGGACTCCAAGGAGAAAAAATAGAAACGCCCGAATTTATCATAAAAAATAAATTGACTATCGACTATACGTTCTATATTACGAATCAATTGATGAAACCATTACAACAATTATTTGGATTAGCACTAGAAAGTATATGGGAATATAAAAACAAAAATGGAGTTGTTAAGAAACATAGAGAAGAAATGAATAAATTACAAAAAGATTGCGATTCAATGGAAGAATATAATAAAAGAAGGGAAAAAAATTGTTCGGATAAAGTTGAGAAACTTTTATTCAAGAACTATCTTGACGAAATTTATCTAAAAGAAAATAATGTTAAATCAATAACATCATTCTTTGTTATGAAATAGTATTTCCAATACGTAAATCATAAATTCATTACAACTAACAAAAAATAAATACGACTTACACAATGCTGCTTGATTATAGCAAACGACCTGATTGATGTGAAAAAAAAAATACATACAATTTATCGCATATTACTATTTTCATTAAATTATAACACATATCATTATAGCATGAGCATATTTTTTTATATAATTTGTTTATGAGGTTGAGCAGCAGGTGGGACTGAGTATATTTACATTTTTTAATCTACACTACCATATTTTTGAAATTATTATACACTGTTATTTGTCTTCCATAGCACAAAGCATAAACGATGATATTTTGAATCGATAAACACCTGCCAATTATTTTTTGTCTTATCAGCAAGTTTTACATCGACAGAGAACTTTCTATTATTTTCACTTGCTGACACTACGTCCGTAATATGCCTTGTATATGATGATTGCTTCTTACCATAATCATCGACTTGCGGTTTTGTTGTTTGGACGCAATCATTGTTCGCTATGAATGTAGCAAGTTGAGAGTATTTTTCGTTCGTCGATTTTATGCTTTCAACTTTCTGTATTATCATATTTCTACGAACTTTTACGTCTTTTATCTCAAAAATTTGAAGATCATCAGCACTTTCAATATCACACTCGACTATAATAGGAATCATACCAGACCCAAGTTCAACCTTTGGTGCTATCGTCGGTTCTGTATATTCAAGATTATCAATAAATCTTGGTTCAAGAAATAATGCGTTTGAACCATTTGAGTCGTATCTTGAATCAGATAATGGGTTACGAATGAATTCTTCATACTGTCTAATACATTTTACAGAAGTTCTATATGGTCCGGTTTTATATCCATCAGTAATTATTTTCTCCTTATGATATCCACACATTCTTCCTGTCAATCCCTGAATTTGCACACTTGTGTCTGGTTTCTTCGAACATCTTTCATGCACGGCACCAATTCTCATTTTGAATGCTTCTGGAAATAGGTTTGCTCTACGGTATAATCCTTTGACAGCAATAACAATGTGATGTTTCCTCTTGTCGTTGATCATTTCTGTAATGTCTGAACTCTTGAGACGATCAGTGCTGGTGTGATTTTTGAAGACAATTTGATGCCTCGCACAAGATGATTCTATGTATTTCACGTTCTTAACATCTGTTCGAATAATATGAATTCTGTAATCATCACCATAATTTCCAATAATGTCTGTATTAACCCATAAATCAGCACTAGCATCACTCTTAATCTCGTAAAACTCTTGTATGATTCCTCGGTCAAGGAACTCTTTATGTCCTATGTATGCGTCGGGTATTGTCATGTAGTATGTGGAGTGTTTATCACCCCATTTTTCTAACTCTTTCAGTTCATTAACCATAGTTGCACTAACAAATACAAATCTCATATTTCTCGATATCATGCTTTTAATATCCAGCAAATCACAATCTCTCAACAATTTATGAAGAACTTGATCTTCCTTATCTCCTGTATCAATCTCATCTACAATGATAAGTCCGTTCTCAATAACTGATAGACGTCTAAATAAATCTTTATCGTGTAGCTGACCGTGGTGAAAGACATTATTTCTAAAGCAGTTAGGCATCTTCTCCTTGAGGTCAGTTTCCCACGCCTTATTACTCATTGCGGTGAGGATCAATATGTTCTTTGGTTCTATAGCAAAATTGACATCAGGGTGAGTGCCAAATTCGTACATAAGTTGAATCATGAGTCCATCCATACCGAGTTTGGTTCTTTTGACCACACTTTGAGCCCGGATATTTGTATTTATAAATGTATTGACAATATTCATAGAATCCTCTTTCTGGTTATTGAATATATACTCCTTCGTCCCTTTTGGGTCTTTATTTCGATAAAGAGTTTTGTTTTCCGCCATTGAAGTCATATAACTATGATATACCAAATCGCAATTATCCTGACGAATTGTCTCTGCCGTTTCAATTGGAATGGGTTGAAGAGGATTTGACATCTTAATATTGGATTGTTTGTGTTTGCTGGTTGTTTGCTTTTGTGTTAATTCTCTTGTGTTTGTTGTTGTGCTTATAATACAAGATGATAAATCCAAATCAATTTTTTATCAAATCTCTGGAAAAGTTAGTTACCAACATCATTCTTTGTAGTTACATAAAATACGCGTTCATCAGTAGGTCGGGAACTGTTCTTCGTTCGGATAAAAAAACTGAACGTTTTTGTTTTTGCTGTTGAAAATTGTTCTACATTTGTTTATAAATATTACAATTATTTATAAACATTTATCAGCATTTAGTAGGGTTTTTGTGGCGGTTGATATGTATCAATCCTGTTCTCAACTTTTTTTTCACTCCACTTTTCTTTATTAAATGAATCTATAACTAATAGTTCATCTTTATGTTCTTGCCAATATTTGACTTTTGCGTCCATAACTAAATCTGGCGTATTTTTTTTTAGTGTGGGTTCATCTTTTTGAACGGGGTCTACACCATCTTTTTTTATTCCAAAACAATTCACACCATATTGTAT